AAATTCGCCAGGTCAGAGGAATCCAGAAACAGGGTATACTTGCGCACCCGGCGCTCATCACCAAACTTGGTGGATCGTTCAATGCCGCCTACCGTCTTGTTCCACTGCACGTTGGCCAGCTCGTTTGCGACAGGATGTGGCCGGGCCTGTATATTGAATGTATACCCATAGCTCATAAAGATTTCCGAGCATTGGGGATTGGCCATACTGGTTACCGTAACCCGCCAGTAACGCTTGGTTAGATCACTACCCAGGGTCTTGATAATCTGATTATTATCTCCCTGGGTCCAGTCCGTCACCGCGTCATTGATGTCTGCGGCAAAGTTGTCTGTGGACCACTGCCACTGCATATCCTCGCCATTGAAGTTATGCTTTTCAATGGCCAGAAAATCCACAGCCAGGTTGCCGCTCGCCCCTTGGTCCACCACAAAATTCTTCGCTTCTGTGACGGTATCCAGCCAATAAAGCGAAATACACCGGTCATACAGTCGAGACTCCGGGTAGCCTGTGTCTGGTGTGCCCGTGACGGTTACCGTACCGGTTTCTAAAATATTCCTGGTGTAAAGCGTAATTGACATATTAATTCCACCGGTGATCCAGCTCTTTTAGCGCTTCCTGAAAAGCCCCAGCGACCTCTCTCATGCTTGCCCTGTCTCCGGTCATCACTGCCGGTGAAATGGTCACATGATAGGTATTACCGCCCCCTGCCTCTCCACGCCGCTCTGAGGCGCTCTCAGCCGGGTTTTTCACGATCTCCCCTTGGTGGCCATAAAACCACCCGGTACGCGGCAAGCCTTCCACGCCGGTTCCGGCTTGATAGGACAATGTCGTGGTTTGCGCTAACAACTCAGACCGCCTTGTAATTCTTCCCAAACGCTCTCTCTCCTGAGCTATTCTGCTGGTCATTATATTTTCCACCTCCAGGGCATGCATAATACCCTCCCCCCCAGGCAGGTTAAAGGCGTTGCCATATGCCACTGCATACGTCTCCAGCAAAGCGGCTAGGGTGCTTCCCGCCTCGTTGCGCAATTTTTCCAAAGCCACCATCGCCGGAGCGGCGTCGACCTTAAAGCTTGGCTCCAGACTATCAATCGTCTCAGCCGCGCCCACGGCCACATCCTCTACGGTTTGAAATGCCTCTGTGGCGGGGAGCTCTTGTGGCACCAATCCCGTCATATCAATGGTCAACGCAGGTGTGGTTGTGGATACGGTTCTTTCAAAATTCTTAATACCACCTTCCATCTCGGTAAGCTTTTCACCCAGAACCTTTATGCTTGATCCTTTACCCAAAAACTCTGTCACCACATCCAGCGGCCCCATGTCTTTTGTCTTATTATAAAACTCCACAAGTTTATGCATTGCCCAGCCAATGGCTTTGCCTATGGCCTGAAAAGCCGATGCAATGCCTTTGACAACCTGCAAAAATGTCTGCATGGTCGGTATTATCAGATCCACATGCTTTGCCACGCCCGACAAAAAGCTCACCAGCTTTGTGCCAATGATCTTCTTGTTTGTCTCATACCAATCGCCCATCCACTCGGCCACGGCCTTGACCTTGGGCCACAGCTCCTTGGCCACCTCCACAATGCCCTTGACCCAGTCGCCCACCTCCTGGGCGATCAGGTCGCGGTTCTTTTCCGCCCACGTGGTCGTCGCCTCCAGGACCTTTTTAATCTGTGGCGCCAGCTTTTCACCAATCAAAATGGCCTGCTTGCCAATAGCGCTTTTAAAGGTCTCCCACATGGCCTTGAGGGTGCCGGTATAGTCCTTCCATGCCTTTGCGCCTGCACCGGCCTTGTCTCCCATCACCTTTGTCTTTTCAGCCAGGTTCTTGAATTCATTCGCCGCCAAAGCAGACACACCCTGTATGGCCTCTACACTGCTGAACATGGCCGCCATCTTTTCCTGAGAGCCCCCTGTGGCCTTCATGAGCATCCGCAAGGTCTCTGTTAATCCCATTTCTTTAATCATGGCCTGTGCGCTCTCATAGCCCATTTCGTGGATGGCTTCGCCCATATCCTTGGTGGGCTTCATCAGCGCGACCAAAACGCCACGGTATTGTGTGGCCGCCTGCTCCGTGGAGCCCGCCGTTTGCGTCACCTGCGCAAAAGCCGCGCCCAGCTCGTTTTGACTTATACCTAAATCGTGAGAGATCTTGGCCAGCCCGCCAATCACCGGGATTAACTCGGCCACCGCTGTTTGGCCCTCTTTCTCGATGGTAAACAACAGGTCCGCGGCCTCGCTTACAGTCTTGATCTTTCCCTCATAACCGGCCATCACCTTGGTAAGCCCCTTGATTACCTCGCTCTGATCTACATGGGCCGCCTTGGCTGTCTTGGCCGATATCGTCAGGGTCTCAAGTGCCGCCTTGGGGTCTTTTACCCCGGCAGATATTACCTGATAATAGCCCCTCACCAGCTCTGTGGCACTCCCAAGCTGTGGCGGCAACTCCATGACCTTTGCCTTAATCGACTCAAAGCTTTCCGTGGTGACTTTCCCCATATCCACCAGGGCCGACTCAAAGCTGGCAAACTGCTCAATGGCCGCCTTCATGGTAAAAGCCGCGGCCGTACCCGCAGCCGCCACACCCAGGGCCACGATCTTCACACCCAGGGCTGCTATCTTAAGGGTCACCTCGCCGACCTTTTTGGTCAGCGTTAGGGCCGCACCACTTATCTTTGTAAAAGCATTCTTTAGCTTATCCGTCGCCCCGGTGCCCTTGTTGGCCATATCGTCAAGACTTTTGCCAGCTTGCTGCGTAAACTTCTTGACAACGACCGTGCCCTTGTCATCCACTTCCAGGGCTATTTCCAGCTTACTACTCATTTAGGTTTCTTTTCCCTTGCCACTGCAATCACTGCCAAAAACTTTTCATAAAGTTCCTGCCGTTCCCAGGCAGGCACGGCATATAAATCCATGACATAACTGATGGCGCCATAGTTTATCCCACCGAATCCATCAAACAAACCAGGAAAAGCCAATAAAATTAGCTCCCAGGCAAAGACATTACCCGGAAGCAAAAAAGGTTCCTCGCATTCATCGCAACGCAACTCTTCAACCAAACCATCCCTTAATGATCTTTCACAGACTTCGCAGGGACTCAGGCTCAGCCCGATGCGTCTCCCTGCGAAGTCTCGGAGTTTTTTATTTCCGTCTCCAGCTCGTTTGCCCGAAAGGCCTGAAGGTCTGTACAGGTCTGCACGATAAAATTATCCAGATCATACACTTCCCTCAGAAGCGTCATCTTATTCGCATCCGTGCACGGAATCTCATGATTGAGCCCCTCGCCCGTCTCAACAGAGATATTGATCAACCCGGCCAGCTTGCCGAGCGTAAGGCCCCGCCAATCCACAATCATCGTGGCTAGATTTTTTAGAAATTTTTCATCATTAATTTGTTTTTCTTGCTGGTGGGTCCTGCGATTAAACTTCCGTTCCGTGCTTCGCTCCATGACCTTTCGCATCATGGCCCGATCGCCATATTTTAACTCCAACTCAAACCCGCCAAAAGAGACCCATGCCGTCAGCTCTGTCTTTCGGTCTTTTACGAATCGTTGAAGGTCCATTGTGCCTCCTCTTCTCTAATAGTCGGCAGTAGGCAATCTGTACCATCACCCAGTTTGTCAACTGCCAACTGCTTACTGTCAACTGGTCTTTATGCATCTTCCACAAAACTCGGTATGCCCTGCAGGGCAAACTCAATGCGTTCTTTCACCACTTCCCCGATCGGCGCATTAACATTGAACTTGGTAAAGGTCACCCATACGAGCAAGTGGTCCCCTGTTTGATCCTGATCAGGGTCATAATTAAAAAGCTCCAGCAAAAAGTATTCTTGCGTACCATCCACACAATCCTCAAAGGCCTCATGGAATGTCTCGTTTGCAATAAAATACCCGTTCGCCCCGCCACGGCCCCCGGCCTGGCCTGGTATGCCTTCTTTCCACTCCTGACCCATCCTGGAGGCATCGGCCATATCCAGCTCAACCGTAAATTCCCAATCGATCAAATAGCCCACTTGCTCCATGCCGGATTCCACAATAAAGCCGTCGTTTCCGTCTACATCTACATTGCCCACGTTTCCGTCAAATGTGGCCTTGCCCCTGGTATAATCCATCACCAGGACATTTTTCCCGCCATCATCTGTAAACGTAGGCGGTGCGTTCGGGTTCAGCAAGCGCTTGGTCGTGTCCGTAATCTGGGCATCCGCACCGGACTCGGTGGTTGCTTCATCCTTAAAATTCCCAATGGTCCATTGGTCATTTGTCGTATGACCCGTTGTAGCCGCAAAAGTAATCTGCTGGCCATCATCCAGGGTTTGGGCCGCACCGGTAATGCTTACGCCCGTGGTCCACCCGCCACCGTTTTTACGCCACTTAAAGGTATCTGGTGCGCCCTCGCCGTCAATGACGACCTCATAATACGCAGTGGCCGCACCGGAAAAGCCCGTGCCCCAGGTCACGTCATTTAACCCATCGCCCTTAAAATTGTTTGGCCTTTGACGATAGAACGCCCCTAGCTTCCCATGTGTGGGACTCGTTGGAGAACCCATTTGCTACCTCCTTAATCCAGTCGGCAATAGGCAGTTGACAGTTGACAATCTGTGCCTACGCCAAGTTTGCCTACTGCCCACTGCCTACTGCTTACTGGTTCACTTACGCTGAATCCGTCAGGCTCAATGCCCCATTACCAACGAAATTCATCGAATAACTCACCTTACCAGCACGGGTTGGATTGATCGAAAATCCTATGATATAAAGATCCCCCGTAAAGGCATTCGTGCTGCTGTCCAGCAAAAACTTGACGTCGGTTAATTTCGTCCCAGGCGTGGCGGTAATCAGGTTGTCGATGAAAGCTTTTTGCTCTGTGTTTCCAGCCACAAAGTGAGCATTAAAAGACCCCTTCCATCCAGACTGTCCTATCAGCACCTCTTTCCAGTCCTGACCCTGGCGGCTTGCATCATCTATGTCTGTGTCAACGTCGATCTGCCAGCCCTCAGAGTAATCCATTGCCACGTCATTTTTCTCTACCCTCGAATTTTTTCCATGATATGGTACGGTGTTATAAGCCATCTTGTGCCTCCTTTAATCCAGTCGGCAGTTATATCCCAGTCGGCAGTTGACAATTGACAGCAGGCAATCTTCGCCTGTGCCTGGTTTGTCAACTGTCAACTGCCTATTGCCGACTCGTTCATTTATTGTCACTGCCTATTGCCGCTTTTTTTTCTTTGCCTGTTTCTTTTCCTCAATCAGCTTCACCCTGTGCTCAAAGAGCATGTTGCCTTCCAGGTCCAGGGCCTGCGTGATCCCTGCCGTGCAATTCATACAGCTCGGATCTACGTTTTCCTGGAGCTTTCGCGGGCAGCTCCCCTTCACCCCGCAAATGATTCTTATAATGCCTTTATATGGTGTCATTTTTCCTCCCTCTTGAGTCAGTCGGCAGTTGACAATTGACAGTAGGCAATCTTTGCCTGTGCCTGGTTTGTCAACTGTCAACTGCCTATTGCCGACTGGGTTGTCAACTGCCTGTTGCCGACTGATTCCATTAGCTCCACGCCTTGTCATACTTACTCGCCACCAACCCCAGCTCGCAATAATGGCACAGGGTCCCGCCAAACGTGCGGTTCTCCACCAGCAACACTTGTATCGGCCCGTTGTCGTCACACGTACTATTAAGCTGATACTTACTCCTGAAGGCGTCACAAATGCCCTCAATAAGGTCGTCCTGAAAAACCAGCTCACTTGCCTCGGCATCGTTTACGACATAAAATCCGTAAATCTTAAAATGATAGGTCCTGGTATGATGGCTTGTGGTGCTGCATTCTTCCGGCGTCTTGACCCTTGTAATCATCCAGCCATTAATCTTGCCATCACCATCCCGGAAAAGATTCAAAAACTTATCCCAATGCGCCGCCCAGCGCTGATAATCATGCACCACGCCAATGCCGGAGACGCCTGCGAGTATTGCTTTGATTTGTTCGCGAATATCCTTTAGAGCCATTTTCTTTTCCAAGTTGACAGTAGGCAGTTGACAGTAGGCAAACTAGGCGTAGGCACAGATTGTCAACTGTCAACTGCCCACTGCCGACTGGTTCAGTTGCCGCCGACTCTCCTCACAATTTCCCCAGGTATTTCCTCAAGCATCCGCAGCACATCTGCCTTTCCAATCTCAAACCCATGTTGAAACATCTGCGCCCCCTTGGTGCCGCGCCTGGATATGGCCACGGCAATAGCATAGGCCACAGACTCGGCCTTTTCTCCCTCTATGCCTAATATGCGCGTGACCCAGTGCGTCAACGGCGCCACTGGTGGAAAGTGTGCCTTGGTGCCCAGCTCCACCGACTCGCCATACTTTGCAGGGGTCCCCAGTATGCCCCACACTTTCACGCCCTGGCTGCCCACTTTATGGTGTATCGTATCCCGCAAATGGATCGGCCCGGCCCCCACCGGCGTTTCTTCTCTGACCAATCGCTCCAGGAGCATAATCGCCTCTGTGATCTTTTCCTCCCGGACATCTTTCGACACGTCCGGGTATTGCCTTGCAAGCCGCTCAATACCGCTATCATCAACTTTTATCTTGATTTCAAACATAACCAATCAAACCAATAAGACCAATAGAACCAATAAAGCCACCTGGTTCACCGATACTTCTTCCTATGCGTCAGCTTCTCACTCCCCCAGCTCCCAGGCATATCTTGGTCCCTTGTCACAGACGCCGCCGGGGCTTGCCCCTCTTTGATCCCCAAATGGTCAAAGTACATCTTCCTATACGTCTTTGCCCTGGCTGCATAGTTCCGGGATTTTCCCATGTGATCAACACTATCAGCCCCAATCGTCGCGTCCATGCTCTGGGCATAGTATGTGCCCAGCATGTCACAGAAATAGGATGCACACAGGACCTCCACGGCCTCTTCGTCAAAATCCTCCACCGTGCACGCACTATCCGTGCAGGTGTGCAGGGCCGTGTATGTCACACGGACAGACTCGCTTGTGGTCGGCGAGTCCTCTCTCATGCGCAGCACTTTGCCCGTCGGCTTCTCGTAGACCATCCACTCATCGTCCTGGAGGATGTCTGGTGTCTCATCATCATCGTCCACCGGATATTCCACGGTCTTGATTGTGGACAGCCCCTCACTCCACGAGGTCAGATACGTGGCAATGGCATAGTCAAACCCACCATCGCCCGTAATATCCACCACCACCACCTGTGGCCGATGCCGGGAGTGCTCCTTGATGGCCATGCTAATGGCTAACACCTTATCGGCTTCGTCGAGCGGGATCTCACCGCTTACGAGTTGGCCGACGGCGGTTATGTAGTCTTGTCGTGTGCTCATAGCGCTTCGCTACCAGTCGGCAGTAGGCAGTTGACAGTAGACAAACTATGCGTCGGCACAGATTGTCAACTGCCCACTGTCAACTGCCTCCTAGTTTTTAAAGACCCCCACTACCGCAAAGGTGAAACTTGTACCGCTCACCGTATAGCTCAAACGACAGTACTTTCCGAAATTGGTGATTGCCTGTCGATACTGACCCGTGGCCGTGATGGCCGTCAAAGTCGTATGATCATAATAGGTCGAGTTATCGTCACTCGTTTGCACGGTAATTGTGAGCGTGCTCGTACCCGCCTCAGCCGTCACATTTACGAGGATCTGACCCTCAATATAGGCCGATACATCAAACCCACTCGATTGTGCCGTGGCCGCCGTTCGGGTACCACTCGCCAGAAAATCGACGTTTTTCGTCTTGCGGTCCCCGGCAGATACAGGCATGGCAGTGAAGGTCGCCAGTATCAAAAGCAGCAAAATGTATGTCAGTTTTTTCATGGTATCATCCTTCCAGTTGACAGTTGACAATCCGAATCAGTCGGCAATGGGCAGTTGACAGTTGACAATCTATGCGGAACTTTTTGCCAGTTTGCCTACTGTCAACTGGCTACTGTCAACTGGTTTTCTTTGCCAGTTTGCCTGCTGCCTATTGCCCACTGTCATATGTCTCCTCTTCTTACTACTTAAAT